CCACTAGTGAATAAGCTAGTAACAGAGAAGCAGAATTGGAAGGCAAAGATTGAAGAAGCTAGCAAAGAAGTGTTCACAATTTATCGTGAAGAACTTTCCGAAGATGACATCTTTGAGTTTGAGAACCCGATACAGAAATTAGGATATAAGATTAGAAAAATCTCCGAGCGTGTTCAGGAAGAGTCTTCTCTATCGAAGTTCGTTGCCCGTGTTGGTGATAAGCTATCGGAAGGTGAAGAGATTAGTGACTTTGAAAAGACAGTAGTTCGCAATGTGCTAGAGAATCTTGAAGAAGTTGATAAACCAAAGCAAGAAGAAGCAGGATTAGATGTTATCGAGAATATTGTAGAAGGGTATGGCAAGAAGCTTTCGAAATATGATGACAGAGTTTTGTTCGAAGAAGAAACGTATGCAAAGGTTCTAGTAAATGGTAAAGATATTTTCCGTGGCGATTATGTAGGTATCGAAGAGCTTTGTGAATTTTTATCGAAAAAGTTATCGACTAGATATTTCTTATGTGAATACCCAAGCGAAGGAGAAACATTCGGTGTGGAATATTTCGACCTTTATGATTTGCTGGACGAAAATATGTTCGATGGATCAGAAATTAATATCGGAAATCGTAAGGGCAAGCAGATAAATCTAAAGTTTGTATCGGATAAAATATTCGAGAAAAAGATTAAATAAAATAAGCGCAGATAACAACAAAAAAGCTAAATAAGGGTGACAGCAATGTCACCCTTTCTTTTTGAAGGTGAAACAAAGTTGTCTACAGACTTAGTCTAGAATTGACTATTCTGTGCAAGGTGTCTATAATGTGTACATGCGTTATAGAACATTGCAACTCGAATCGAAAGTAATGCAATCGACTAGAGAAACATGGAACGCATTTAGGAAAACAAATAGGAGTTATTAATCATGGCTACATTAGATCAGATCCGAGCAAAGCTCAAGGCGATGGAAAATCGTCAAAATTCACAACAGTTCTCCGGAACATCCATCAACTACCCATTTTGGAAAATCGACGAAGGCAGCTCTGCTGTTGTTCGCTTTCTACCAGATGCTGACGAAGACAATGTCTTCTTCTGGAGGGAGCGACAGGTTATCAATCTGCCCTTCCCAGGCGTAAAGGGTGGTGATGAAACCCGCACGGTGACCGTCCGAGTCCCATGCGTTGAGATGTGGGGTGATTCTTGCCCTATTCTCGCTCAGGTGCGCCCTTGGTGGCAGGACAAGAGTCTCGAAGATGAGGCACGGAAGTATTGGAAGAAGCGTTCCTATCTCTTTCAGGGATTGATCCTCGAAGATCCTCTGAATGAGAAGTACGAAGACCCGAACCCAATTCGTAAGTTGACAATCGGTCCTCAGATTTTCAATCTGGTAAAGGACGCATTGAATGATCCAGACCTAGAATCAAATCCCGTTGACTACGTGAACGGGCTGGATTTCCGTATCAATGTAACAAAGAAGGGACAGTACCGAGATTACAGCACCTCGAAGTGGGCGCGTCGCGAAACGGCCCTAACTGAAGATCAGCTAGCTGACATTGAGAAGCACGGCCTGTTCAATCTCAACGATTGGCTACCTGCACGTCCATCCGAGGAGCATCTTGCCGCAATGGTAGAGATGTTTGAAGCGTCGGTCAACGGCGAGCTATATGACCCAGATCGTTGGGGACGTTTCTATAGACCTTTCGGTGTACAGATCGAAGGTCTGAATGACGACAGCGACAATGCAAAGGGTGGCACCAAGTCTACAGATTCGAAGAAGGAGGCTGAATCATCTACTCCTGCTCCAAAGGCAGAAGAGAAGGTTGAAGCCCCTGCAGAACCTAAGGACGAAGAAGCACCTAAGTCTGCATCTTCTGCTCAAGACATTCTAGCAAAGATCCGCCAACGGGCACAAAGCTAAGACTGCTATGGGGAGGGGAAACCCTCCCCATAGATCTCAAAACGGAGAATAATTATGACAAGACCATTCGATCCTTCCAAATTTAGGAAGGGTATAACTAAAAGTATCTCAGGCATTAGTGCCGGGTTCCATGACCCTAATACATGGGTAAGTACAGGCAACTATGCTCTTAACTACCTCATCTCTGGTGATTTCGAGAGGGGCGTTCCTCTTGGTAAGGTAGTCTGTTTGGCAGGCGAGTCAGGCTCGGGCAAGAGCTTTATTGCATCTGGTAATGTAGTACGCAATGCACAGGATCAAGGCATTTTTGTTGTGCTATTAGATTCAGAGAACGCCCTTGACGAGAAGTGGCTACAGGCCGTAGGTGTTGATACAAGTGAAGACAAACTCCTGCGCATTGGTGTGAGCATGATTGACGACGTGGCAAAAATTTTGTCCGACTTTGTGAAAGAATACGCAGATAATTACGGGCACCTTGAAGAGGAAGAGCGCCCAAAGGTTATGTTTGTGGTTGATTCTTTAGGTATGCTTTTAACGCCCACAGATGTAAACCAGTTTGAATCGGGCGATATGAAAGGCGATCTTGGTCGAAAGGCAAAGTCCCTTACTGCTCTTGTTCGAAATTCTGTGAATCGAATTGCCAAGTATAACATTGGTTTGGTTGTTACAAATCATACCTATGCTTCTCAGGATATGTTTGATCCAGATGATAAAATTAGTGGTGGACAAGGATTCATCTACGCTAGCTCTATCGTAATTGCGATGAAGAAGCTGAAGTTGAAGGAAGATGAGTCCGGCAATAAGGTGAGCGATGTCCGAGGCATCCGCGCAGCATGTAAGGTTATGAAGTCTCGTTATGCCAAGCCATTTGAGAGCGTGAAGGTAAATATTCCGTATGACACAGGAATGGATCCCTATTCTGGACTCTTCGACCTATTCATGAAAATGGAAATTTTCACTCAGGTCGGCAATAGGTATAAGTATGTTTCGCCTGTAGATGGAGAAGAAACAATCTTGTTCAAAAAAGCATGGGGAAGAAATGACAACGGTTGTCTCGATAAGGTAATTCAAGAATTACCTCAGATGAAGAAGAAGGTTGTTCAAACAATTGATGAACATGTGGCCGCCGAGGAATTCGGGGAAGAAGTCGAAGAAACAGAGTGATGAAGATTGAGGAGATTTTTGTCGGTCCGGAAAGAGACAGGTTCATCAATGATAAGAAAGATCGATTTGATAAACCTCAGCCGGTCGCAAAAATCTCCGACTTCTTTCTTAAGAAAGTAGCGAGAGACAACACCATCGAGTACGGCTTACTCAATCAAAATCATAAACTGGTGGCTTACTTAGGTCTAGAAGAACGTCAGAATAATAGGTATATGGTTACCTACACAGAAGTCGTTCCAGAAATTAGAGGGCACGGTTATGGAACCTTTCTATATGACTATGCCATTATGAATGATCAATTAGAGATATTGTCTGACACCAGACAAACTCCACATGCGCAAAGTCTGTGGAGAAAGTTTCGTACATATAAGAAATTTCACGTGGTTCCGTATAATCTGCTAACTAACAAAGAAGAGCTAGACAAAACCGAAGATGACGTGTATAATAGTGATAACTTAGTATGGTTAGCTAAGGGCAATGGAGAAACAATAAACGAAGCATTGACAAGAATCAATAACCGACACCGCGGGGCATCTTGGGAAGTTCTGTGGTACGGGCCATTTGTGAATAATGAATACTAGGAGTAAATATGAGAGACGATTTCATTGTGGATTTATGGGCTAGGCTGAAGCCCCTTATTCCCGCGAAAGAACGATTAGATGCTGCTGATGCATTGGTCGCAGTCAGTGACGAGTACGGTTTCGCAGACGGGCTTGAAAATATAGCGGATCTCGATCGAGAGTTAAAGACTGCTGTGAAGACCTATTTTGGAGATTACGAAGATGAAGAAGACGATGGAGGGTGGTAATGTTAGATGACCTAAAGGCCGCGATAAGATCCGGCGACAAAGATAAGACTCGAGAACTGTTAGCAAGTCTCCAAGAAGAGATTAGTTTAGGTCACAGCGACCTAATTGCAGAAATCACAACACCTGCGGTTATCACAGAGCTGCATAGTCTTCTAAATGAGAATTTAGGTGTTCCGCCTAGAGCAATGATGGTGAAGGGCAGAGTAACATCGAGGCGCAGCCGAGCGGCGTTGTTCTGCAAGGCAATGCGGTCCGGTGTTGAAAGAGTAAGCTAGATGGCTGGATGGTACAGAAAAATTGTATCCAGCTTAGACAATCTACCCGATTGTATGGATCATTTTCTCACAGAGCTAGAATGGGCTAAGAAGAATGATCTATCTCTCAAAGGTAGTCGCCTTGAAAATCTCTCAGCAGAACTCCCTGGCGTTGTTGAACAGCGATATAATCAGCTACAAGAAATTGAAGCTATATTAGAATATCTTAATGTAGAGCTTCTTCGTCTTCGGTCGAACAAGTTCCGCCAGTTCTTGGAAAAGTATCAACGCGCTCTAAGCTCTAGAGATGCTGATAAATATGTTGACGGCGATAGCGACGTTGTTGATATGGCTGTCCTAATCAACGAATTTTCGCTGCTGAGAAACCAGTGGCTTGGATTACTGAAAGCGATTGAGACAAAAAACTTTCAAGTGAACAACATTGTGAAATTACGATGTGCAGGATTAGACGATGCGACGGTACATTAAATGACAACCGACAGAACTGATTTCAACAATACTTGGCTAATGGAGTCTCCCGAAGGGTTGGGTTCTTTTGAGATGTTTGATGCGCTTGAATATAATATTCGAGATCGTAAAAAACATGGCGGCGAGATTGCTTCTCTAGGTAATAATCTCTACAAGATTCGAGGTGAGCAGGTCCTCTATTATTGGTACGAGAAGGATGGTAAGATTCTTCTTGGCTGCGAGCTATCTATTCGCCCGCAGGCAATGACTGTGAACATGGTAGGCAAAAATCCAAAACATCGTGGGTCTGCCCCATACGCATCAGACCTCTACGCCGCCATTCTTAAAGATAACTCTCGTTCGATAGTAGTGAGCGACACACAGCTCTCCGATGAAGGCTACAATATTTGGAAGCGACTAGTACGGAAAGGTTTCGCGGTATCGGTGTATGATTCCAAACAGCCAGGTAAGAGCTTCAAGACATTTCGAGACGAAGCAGAGCTAGATGAGTTCTTCAAAGACGATGACACGGATTATCGTCGTTATCAGTATGTCCTGTCCTCAGAGGGCGAAGTGCTAGCAGAGACTCGAAGCTATTTCAACACTCGTCGCTATCGTGAGCTAGCTGGTCTATCTTTGAAAGATTAACCAAACCAAAACCAACCAAAACTAGCCAAAGCCAAAGAAATCTGAGAATCCTTTGAATTTCAATGACTTAAAGTTGTTGATTTTATTAGGATTTTCATCTTTTTTGTAAGTTGTTGATTCGTAAAGGATTAAAGATGGAGAAATTGCTTGACCATTCCATTGAATGGTAGTATCATATTGATACTGGAGCTAAACATGCTCCGACACTAACGAAGCAAAGGTACTAAAGAATGGCAAAGATTACGATTACGAACGGCTCCTATCGCAACACGCCTGTTACCGGCATTTTCGAGCTTGTCAAAGATTACCAGGAAGGCGCCAAAGGCGGCTTCGTTACTGTGATCAACAACGGCTCGGTGGAAGCTGCTGAGAAGGGCTCCAAGATCCGCGTGAAGGTTGAGCCGGACAACATCGAAATCAATGGCGAACTGGCTGCTGAGTATAACTCTCCGAATAGCAAGGCCGCTGAGCGCGAGCCGTCCTTGGTTGAGACGGACGAAGAGACGACTCATCGCATTACGAAGACGTTTAACTTTATTGAGTCTCTTGCGGCTGCCGCCCAGCGCGGTCAGATCACGGGGCTGATTATCTCCGGTCCTGCTGGCGTTGGTAAATCATACGGCGTCGAGCGTCAGCTGGAGAAGATGAATATGACGCGGACTCTCAAGGGGCTGATGGAGAATTACGAACTGATCACTGGCGGTTGCTCGACGATCGGTCTCTACAAGACGCTCTTCAACAATCGCAAGGAAGGTCAGGTTGTTGTGTTTGACGACTGCGACACGATCCTGTGGGATGAGTCCTCGCTGAACATGCTGAAGGGCGCCCTGGATACCAAGAAGAAGCGGAAGATCTGCTGGCTGACGGAGTCCCGCGTTTTGGACCGCGAGGATATCCCGAACAGCTTCACGTTTGAAGGCTCGGTGATCTTTATCACTAACCTCAAGTTCGACAAGTGCCGCAGCGCGAAGATCGCCGAGCATTTGAAGGCGATCATGTCCCGCGTCCATTACTTGGACCTGTGCCTGGATACGCTCCGCGAGCAGAAGCTGCGCGTTCGTCAGGTGGTGGACGCAGGTATGCTCGACGATCATCAGCTGAGCGATGCAATGAAGGATGCGGTGGTCGAATATGTCTTCGACAACATCGAGTACCTCAACGAGTTTTCCCTGCGGACGGTGCTCAAGGTTGCCGACCTGGCGATGATTGAGCGTGATTCGGCGAAGTGGATGGACACGGCGGACTACACCGTCCTGTCGCACAAGGGTCGGGTCGCGAAGGCGATCTCGGCGCGTAAGGCCGA